CCGTGCCGCTCTCAGGCAGGCGGTGGAGGCGCTGGAGCCTATCGGCTCACTCGCTGCTATGACTGCTGATGGCTTCCCAGACCACGACATTTGCCCGATTAGGCTCGGCCAAGCGCGAGCAATTCGCGCCGCGCTGGACGATCTCAAGAAGCTGATGGGAGAGGGATGATGCAAAAGGTTATAGCTGTATTTTGCGCGGAACCGATGCGAGAGGGAGAATGCGCAGCAGGCGCAAGAGTTGGTTACGACCTCGTTACGCGGATCGAAATGCGAGAGCAGAACCTCGGAACCTACGGCATTCAATGGCTGGACGTTTATCGCGGAGATTCGCTGATCGAAAGCTACAATGCTCTCAACATTGCTTGGATTGAATACGCCATCGAGCATGAGGGAAAGGAGTAATTGATGCACCGCAGGAAATTCACGATGCAGGAACTCGACCTGAAAATAGACGACACCTTCAACTGCGCGTGGGAGGAATACGGCGATGATGCATCGACAGAGTTCCTTATCACCGTCACAGCAGATCGTTGCTACGTCTCTTATGGGCGAGTGGTGGACGCGCTAGAGCGCATGGCGAAACTTGCAGAGAAGGACAAGCGCCCATGACTGACATCAGCGACGATGTGGTGAAGAGGGCGCTTGACGTATTCAAAGAAGATTGGGCCTTGGGAAGCTCCTTACTACCAGAAGCCATGCGCGCCGCCATCGCAGAAGCCGTGAAGGCAGAGCGGGAAGCGTGTGCAAAGGTGGCGGAAAACTTCAACCATTGGTCATACGGGCAGGTAAGCGCTACCTTCGAGTGGTGCCCCGGTAGTCCATACGACCGTGGGCAGCGGGACGCAGCAAAGCGTCTTGCCGCCGCCATCCGTGCCAGAAGCTAATACCAAAAGGAGTCCCCAAATGAAACTCATCCGTGTTATGAAAGAAACCCGCACCGTCGTGGAGATCGGGGAAGCCCATTCTTCGAACGAAGCATTCTGGTCCAAAGACTTCCGCCCCGCCAAACGTATCTACCTTGCGGAGCCGGAAAAGGTTGTGGTCGAGGAACTCCGGCCCCCGTCGCTCGCAGAAGAGGTGCTTTGGGAAGATTAGACCCCTCTTTCCGTAAGGTAGGGGTGGCCCTAACTTTTTCCACCGTTACCGCAACAATTGATTGCAATGGCCCTAATCCCATGCCATTATGATCCCGCAAACAACACAACGGGCGCACCGCCCCCAAAGGAACATTCTAGATGAGCACTCGCGTATTGAACCTTCCGAACGGCATTGTCGTCAACGTCGCACAGCCTTACGCTGAAGGCCATGTTCTCTCAGCCCTTGAGGCCGAGAAGCTCAATCATGTCCTTGCCGACAACATTCGCACCAGCCTTATGTCCAAGCTCAAGCGTCTGGAAACTGTGGACGCTGATGTGGTGGGAGCGGAGTTTCAGAGCTATGCTGACTCCTATAGCTTTGTCGTCCGCTCCCCCAAGGCCACGGTCGATCCTGTGACGAAGGAGGCGATGAAGATTGCGAAGGAGCAGGTTCTCGCGGCGATCCGTTCGAAGGGCGGCGATCCCAAGGATTACCCGTCCGAGAAGATTGCGGAATACGTTTCGATCGTGCTCCAGAAGAAGCCGGAAATTCGTGAAGAGGCTGCCCGCCGTGTTTCGTCCAGCCGCGAAATGGCGTCCGACCTTCTTCCTGACTTTTTTGGTGAAGCAGCCTAATCGGGAGACGCGACATGCGTGAACTGGAACTCCTTTACGAAGCCCTCCATTCCGACATTGGGATCGAGGTGGAGATGATCGGAAATCCCCAAGTCCTCATGTCGCGTCTTTACTCCGCGAAGCGGAAAGAACCGGAACTCGATAACATTCAAATCTCCCGCTCCCCTGAACAACCTGACAAATTCTTGTGGATTCTTAAAGCCGCTCCTTCCCCCCGCACTGTCAAACAAAACCCTGAAAACCCGAATGGCGAGAAGCTCTATTCCCTCGCCGACCTCTTTGGAGATGATTAAATGGCCGGGCGGCTATCGGACCAGACCACGAAAGTCCACCTTCACCTTTTTACTGAAGACCTCGAATTTGTCGATGAAGTCTTGTGTAGGCAGGGGATGCGGACAGTAGGAAGATCAAAAGCTGTGCGCCTGATCCTACACGGATGGGTGCAGCATATGAAGAGGAAAGAGAATGCCAAACCAGTCCCCTTCGACGACTCCATCACAGACCTTATCCGGGAGTGACGCTCTCGCCGAGGCTAAAGTCGATTCCCTCGAAGAACTCATAAACCGCACCCCCAACATCTCCGACGCTGAAGCTGACCGCATCATCGAATACCTCCGAGCCCAACGCGAAAAGTTTGCCACGCAGGAATCCACTCCCAAACCCAAAAAAGTTCCCCGCACCAAAGGCCCCATCCTTTCCGCTGACGACCTCCTCAAAGATTTCGACTTCAACCCGTGAGCTTCCCAATGACCCAGACCGAACTCAACGCTTTAGTCGATCACATTCGATACCAAGCCTCCACATGGCTTGGGGACGAGGCTTGCGAGAACATTGAGCGCCTCATCAAATACACCTTTGCCTTGCAAGCCCAGGCCGATAAAATGGCCTCTCTTCACTCTGAGGGCTTTCGACTGGTAAAGGTGGAACATGACCACAAATAATTCTCTTTCCACAATCTCCCCGCGTTTCCAGTTCGCGTGGGACTCCACATCCATCGGCGCGTTCAAAACGTGCCCCCGCTACTACCAACTCAGCATTTTGGAAGGTTGGCAGCCCCGGTCGATCAGTGTGCATCTAACTTTCGGCCTCCACTTCCACTCCGCGCTTGAATACTACGACCATCTGCGCTTCAGCGGCGTCGAGCATCCCCAAGCCATGCGGGACGTAGTTCGGAAGGTCTTGGCGCTGACATGGGACGAGAAAAAGGGACGGCCGTGGATTTCAGATGATCCGAATAAAAACCGCATAACCCTTCTACGTAGCGTCATCTGGTATCTCGATCAGTTCGGTGAGCACGATCCGATCCAGACCGTGAAACTTGCAAATGGCAAGCCAGCGGTCGAGCTATCCTTCCGTTTCGACAGCGGTTATACGTCCCGTCAAGGAGAAAGCATTTTGCTGTGCGGGCATCTGGACCGTTTGGCGACTCTGAATGATAAGGCGTTTGTGCTGGATCGCAAAACCACCAAGTCCACCATCAACTCTTCCTTCTTCGACAAGTTCACCCCCGACAACCAGATGTCCCTCTACGCCATCGCCGGGAAGATCGTTTACAACGTCCAGATCGAGGGGATCATCGTGGACGGGGCGCAGATCGCGCAGACCTTCACAAGATTCTTGCGCGGAGTCGTGCCGAGAACTGAGTCCGTGCTTGAGGAATGGTATTTCGATCTTGGCCAATACCTTGCGACTGCGGAACTTTACGCGGCGCAGAACTATTGGCCGATGAATGACAAGTCTTGTGGAATGTATGGAGGGTGCCCGTTCCGCAAGATTTGTGGGCTTCCAGCTTCCGTCCGACAAGACTGGCTGAAAGCCGACTTCACCCGCCGCATCTGGGACCCCCTCCAAGTCCGTGGAGACATCTGACATGAAAAGCGCAGAACAGTATCTTCTCATGCTTCCCACTGAACATCAGACCGATGCCGTCGCGGAAGTGATTAATGAAATCATCGAGGACGCTCAGACCGCAGCGCAAACTGAATACGACATCGGTTATGATGACGGATATACATCTGGCCATGATTCGGGCTACGACGAAGGAGTCGCGAGCCGCGAAGAAGACAGCGAATAACCTTTCCCCTCTGGAGCCCTTTTTCATGCCCGCCCTCAAAAACCATCATTCTGCTACCACAACTAAACTCCTGTTTGTCGGTGACTCGGGGGCGGGCAAGACTGGCGCCCTCGCCTCACTTGCGTCAGCAGGCTATCGCATCCGCATTATCGACCTCGACAACGGCATTGACGTTCTCCGAGACCTTTTGACCTCCGGCAGATACGACAAAGACGCAATCGACAATGTCGAATACGTGACCGTCACGGAACCGATGAAAAACGTCGCAGGAAAACTTATTCCTGTGAAGGCCACCGTCTGGCAGCGAACTGCGTCGCTTCTGGGCGACTGGGTCGATGGCGAAACCAAGCTCGGCCCCATTACCACATGGGACGGCCAGACAGTCCTCGTCATCGACTCCCTAACCATGCTTTCCGACGCCGCTCTTTCTTACATCTTGTCGATGAATGGGCGACTCGGGCAGCACCCTCACCAGTCCGATTGGGGCCTCGCGCAAGCTCTTGTCGAGAACATGCTTCGAATGCTCTACGACGAGTCCGTAAAATGCAACGTGATTATCAACTGCCACATCAAACCGATGGGAGACGATAATGGACCGGAGCGATATTATCCGAACACTCTGGGCAAAGCCCTTCCCCCCAAGGTCGGGCGGTATTTCAACACTGTCCTGCTGGCGCAATCCAGCGGCAGAGGCCAGGGCCTAAAACGCCAAATCTTCACAACTTCTCAAGGCACGATCGAGTGCAAAAATACCGCGCCCTCCAAGGTCGCGCAATCCTATCCGCTCGAAACAGGTCTGGCGGATTATTTCAAGGCAGTAAGAACATGAGTGATAGGCCGCGAGGAAAGATCATTCAGATCGCCGCTGTCGAGCCGGGTATTATCGTTTGCTTGTGCGACGACGGTTCCTTGTGGCAGCACTACACGAATTTAGGCAGATGGAAACTTCTTTTCCGTGGTGCCTAACAAGTTCCCCTCACGGGGAATAACCGAGCCCTAAAGCTCACAACAAATGGTGTAAAAATGGCTGTTAACTTCAAAGACCTCCTCTCCGTCAAGGCCGATGATGTCAAGGCTCCCATCCCGCTCCCCGAAGGCACTTATCACGGCGTCGTCTCGTCTTTCGAATACGGAGACAACAACAAGAACAAGACCCCTTACGTCCGCTTTGGCCTGAAGTTCCACAACGCAGGTGACGACATCGACGCTTCGGAACTCGCCGAGATCGACCTGTCAGCCCGCAAGCTTTCCACCGACTTTTACCTCACCCCCGACGCGCGTTTTCGTCTCAAGGACTTTCTCGTCTCCCTCGGTCTTCCGACTGAAGGCCGTTCGTTTGACGAACTGATCCCGGAGGCGATCAACCAGCCGGTTATCATCTACGTGACGCAGCGTTTCAACCCGGATAAGCCGGAAGAGCCGCCGCGGAACAACATCAAGTCCGTCAAGGGCGAAGTCTAACACTACAAGGCGAGGGGCTACGGCCCCTCCCTTTCCCTCTAAAGCTGGTGCAAACATGGACATTTCCCTTTCTGACATCTGGATCGACCGGCCTTCGCGCCAGCGCAAGGAACTTGATGTTTCTGACTTGCTCGAGAGCATTCCGCGTCGAGGCGTGCTCGTCCCCATCATCGTCACAGACGAAATCGGCCCGGAAGGTCAGCCTTACAAACTTCTGGCCGGAGAACGCCGCTTTACGGCCTCGACCAAACTCGGCCTTCCCACCATTCCTGCACGACTCCTTGCGGAATTGCCTATTACTGAGCAGCGCATCGTCGAACTCGAAGAAAACCTTCGCCGCAAAGACCTGACATGGCAGGAGCAGTGCGAAGC